ATGATCACCTGGTCCGAAGCAAGTAAGCAGCTGCGGATGGCGCAGCACGCCAAAATGATCAAAGACCCCGATCGCTGGCCGATGCCGCTGTTGCGCGTCAAAAGCCAACCCTGGGCGATACAGAACAATCATATGCGGTTCGGTCGCATTTCGTCGGCACAACCCACCACCGTGGCTATCGAAGGCGGAGGCGTTGAAAGCTTTCGCTCTGTCGAACAGCTGGTCGAGCGATGGGCGGTGGACTGATGGCCTCAGACACATCTGAAGAGCAACTAGTAGCCAAGTGCCTGGTGCTGTCAGGTTGCCACTTAGTAACCATTACAGCGGAAGCCGGAACGGCTCGGCAAGCCCTATGGATTCCCGACCCTGACGTTCACGACCCATGGGAAGACATTAGAGACGTGACCGAGGGCACGCCCAAGGCGCCGGACACTTCATTGTCGTGGCTGAACGAGGTATAGGCATGGGATATGAAGCCCGTGGACGATCCTGCTGCCGCAATATCAAAGCCCGCCGCCTATATCAGCGAGTATCCCAAGCCCATGGCGCATGTGCGCTGCGCCAGGTGCGACCGGACCGGTAAATATCGGCTAGCAACCCTCATCGAGAGATATGGTCCGGAGACCTTTTGTCCCGAGGTGCTGAGCCGGATTGCGCGGGAATCGGATTGCCCCAATGTCGAGAATTTCGACTGGTCAAAGCGCTGCGCCCTGCACTTCACTAACCTGCTGGATTGAAGGTCACTTATCCTCCCGGACCCCTTTGAACGCTGGATGTCTCAGCTTCTGGTCTGCGGTTGTCAGACCTCGATACTCCACCTCAACCACCACCTTCGGTTCAGTCCAGATGATGCCCTTCTGACGGAGGCCTTTGATCACCGGCTTGGCGATCGCGATCTTTTCCAAGCGCGCCTTCAGGCCCTTCGATAGCCGTTCTGACAGCCCGCTTCCGACGCCGCCCGCATAATGCAGGACACCATCCTCATCGCGTCTTGCCACGCGCAGCTTGTTCACAGAACCAGCAATGCCGGGCTCATAGCCGATGACCACGAAGTCGTCGCGCAACACGCACTTGGTCTTTAGCCAGGCCGCTGTTCGTCCGGAAACGTACGGAAGATCCTTCCGCTTGGAGATGATGCCCTCGAGGCCGAGCTGGCACGCATGACGGAACACTGCCTCGCCCGAGCCTGGGATTTCCTCCGAAAGCACGAGACCGGGATGTGCCGTGCGCTCCAGCAGCTCGACTAGGTACAAGCGACGCGAGGCCAGGGTTTGGCTGCGCAGATCCTGTCCATCCAGAAACAGCAGGTCGAAGACGTAGAGCACTACCTTGTCCGATGGTTTCCGGCCGCGGGCGATCGCCGCCTGCATCAGACCAAAGTCGGAGATGCCCTGCTCGTTGAGCACACAGGCCTCACCATCGAGGATGGCGCTCTTCACCCGCAGCTTGCCGGCGGCCTCGATGATGGTGGGAAAACGGTCGGTCCAGTCGAAGCCGTTGCGCGTGATCGCGCGTATGTCCTTGCCGTTGATATGAACGGCAAGCCGATAGCCATCCCACTTGATCTCGTGGACCCATTGCGGGCCCTTGGGCGGCTGTTGGACGAGGGTAGGCAGGGAGGGCTCAACACGAGCCGGCGGTGGAGAAGATGTACGCTTGGGCATGTCGCTGTTGACCAGGTGGAGAAAAAAGCCCGATCATTCTGCGCTCTGAATATGAGGGCAGACTTAATGGAGAACACCTTGCGTGAGAATCGCCCGACATTTGAGGAGCGCGAGGGCCTCATTAAACCCGCACAAATGCAACGAGGACACGTCAGCAAAGAAACGAGAGCGTTACTGTGGGCGATTTTTCACGAATGCATAAAAAAAGAAACCGACATCGACCGGAGGAGGGTTAGCGGTAGATTTAATCAAGCTGTTTTCACCTATTGGATAAGACGTTGCCACCGTGCAGCCGACGAATACAGCAGTAAAGCTTCACACGTTATCGAATTTGTGAAAAATATAGTAATGGAACAATCCTACGGCAAAACTCTGGGATTTTGTGAATTTGTGTTGTCCGTGAGGGTCGATTCGGACCTAAACACCTATATTAAAAATGCTTTGAGTGAGACTAAGTGCGCTTACCGGGTTTTTGATGGCGATCTCATCGCGCCCATAGGAGTAGAGGAGGAAGCGGACACTCTGGAAAGAGCCCTGAACGCAGCAAAAGAAAACGGATTTTCAGGCGTAAGAAAGCACTTTCGAAACTCGGCCCAGCTCCTGACTGAAGGTAAATTCGCAGATAGTATTAGAGAAAGCATCCACGCTGTGGCGGCCACCGCTCGCAGATTGGATCCCAAGTCAAACAACACACTTGGACCTGCTCTGAATATGCTCCAACGGAAAGGAGTTCTTCCAAATAACCAACTGAAGTCTGCGATAACAAGCCTATATGCTTACACCAACACCAGCGAGGGGATTAGGCATGAACTGTTCTCCTCCTCACAGGCCGCAGAAGACGAGGCTGACGCACTGTTTATGTTGGGGGCTTGTGCCAGCTTCGTTTCGTTTCTCATCGCGAAGGCTCAAAATTCCGGCATCGAGCTTCAACCCGAGTCGGCGGAAAGCAATCAATCCACCGGCCTAGAATAATCCCCCCTCACCCCCTCATACCAGCGGCCGCTCGCCACCAGCCTCTCATTCGCCGCCTTGGCCTCCGCCTGTTTCCGCGCCGCCACCAGGCGCGCATCCTGCCCCGCCTTCACGGGAGACAGCGCGATTGGCGCCATGAACTCCGGTTTCGTCGGCAGCTCCCTCCCGACCACCGCTCTATTGGCCGAGCACCCGCTCTGCGTCACGAGGACTAAGGATGAAGCTGCAGCTGCGAGTAGCAGGCTTGCCCGGCACCACGACGACCTCGGGCTCCGCTGCACGTTCTTCGGCAAGCTCCTGTTCATAAGCATCAAGGGTCTTCTCCCGGGTCTGATTGATATCGCGAAGCGAAGCACTCTCCTCGGCCGCCCGCGCTTCCGCATTGCGAGCAATCCGGATGTCTTCCCGCAGCGTGCGGATCTCCTCCTCGAGTGCTGCCGCATTGCATTTGCTCGAAGCGCTGGAGTAGCCCGCCCAATAGATGCCGCCGATCGCCGCCAGCAGCGCCAGCACCAGGCCCAGCACGCGGCCGAGCGGCGAGAGGATGAAAGCCAGGATCATGGCGTGCGGCCCTCCCGATGATCCTTCAGCCGCGTGAGCAGCGCGCGGCCGGCGAAGATCATCACCCCTGCCCCCACGGCGACCATGATGTAAGGCAGCCAGGGCCCGACGATGTCGGAGAGGTCCCGCAGCACGGACACCGCCTGCCCCACCACGCCCGTCGTGTCCTGGGCCTGGTCGAGCAGCGGCTTGGCGCCCGACACGATGCCAGTGCCCACCGCGACGGCACCCGTCGTGATGCTGCGGTTGCTGTTCTTCACGATCTTCGAATCGATAGGCGCGCCCGTCGCCCGCTCCGGATCGATGGGCCTGGCCTTCGCCGTCACGAACAGCGCGCGGATCGTGGCGTCATCCAGATCCGCGTTGATGGGCAAGCCCTCATTGTCCTTGAAGGCATAGAGCGCCGTGCGGGTCCGATTGCCCATGAGTCCGTCGAGCTTGCCGACCTCGTGATAGCCGAGATCCTTCAGCCGCCGCTGCACGCTCAGCAGGTCATGCGGCGGCTCGCCCGCCTCGCGCTTCACGGCGATGGGCCAGCGATATCCCAGCAGGTCCCTCTTCGCATAGGCGGCGACGCACACCCGATTCCCTTGGTTGCCGCCAAAGACCTCCACCTTGCTGCCAAGGTCCCGCAGAAAGAACGCGACATGCCCCTGCCAGCTCGAGGAGCCCCGCTTGAACACGGTGATGGCCCCCAGTTTCGGCTCCTCCAGCGGCTCGCCATACTGGAGATAGGATCGCGCCGTCAGCTTACCGGTGTTCGGCAGCCCGGCCTCCGCAAGGCAATAGCCGACGAAGGCTGCGCACCAAGCCGTCTCGTCGGTCTGCGCCTGGCCCGTAACGCGGCGGAAGAACTCCACGATCTTCGGGTTGTGCTTTTTGCCGGCAATCTCACGCTCGCCCTCATAGCGTCGCGCGACCTGCAGCCATTTCGGTTCAGCCATGGATCACCTCAGGCGTTGAAGCAGCGGGCGTAGTGGATCACCTGCCGGGCGGGCGCCTGCCAGCCCGGCGGAAGCGGATAAGGCGGGCCCTGGATGATCCGAGGCTGGGCTGCAGGCACAGAAACCACCAGCAGAGGAAGGCAAAAGGATCCCACCGCCACGGCCAGGACGGCCGCAGCGCCAATGCGCTTGATCATGTGTTTCTCCGGTTAAAGGCTCAGGCGACGGTCTTCGGCGGCAGCCGGTCGCGCATGGTGTCCATCCGCACACCCATCCGATCGACCGAGGTCTGCAGCCGCTCCACGGCCGAGACGATGCGGTCCTCGGTCTCACGCAGCACTTCGCGGGAGGCATATTTCTCGGCGTTCATGACCTGGATGGTCGAAATCGTCGTATTCATCAGGCCGAAGCGGTTATCCATATCCTTGCGGATATACTCTACGGCCTGCTTCGCAGCCTCCACCTCGCGCTTGGCATTCTCGACCTCACGCTTTGCATTGACTTCGGTGCGAATGATCCTCCCCTCGAGATACCGCCAGACCGCCGCCAGCACCCCGAGCACGCCGACGATCGCCGTGAGAAATTCCCATGTGATTGCCCCCGTCACGGCCCCTCCATTATAAAAAAGGCCGCAAAAGCGGCATCTGTTGTGGATTCAGTCAGAAGGAGCGTAGGCTATCTGCGGTGCTGATCCGTCACCTCAGCATCGGTCGGCGGGGCTCGATCAGGTGCCCCCATCTCTCGCAGCTCCGCCGATGCATCCAGGAAAACACTTCGATTATCAGTAGCTAGCCCGGACGGGCATCTATTGGCCGACCTGTTGTTCGACGAAGATCCCAAGAGGAATATTATCTGCAATAATCTGGGCGAGCTTGGGGGTAGAGTTGGCCAAAGGATGAATGTCGTCTTCATAGTCGGCAACTGACCAACGAGGATCTTTCCCAATACAGTGAATTGTGATGTTTGGCACCTTTGAAAGTCTGTCTGGGAGAGTAAAGCACGGCTTACCAATGCTGATTTCCTCCCTCGTCGGATAAAGAAACAGATCAATAGGCTTATCTAAGGCTTGCGCAATCAAGCTCAAATCATCAAGCCAGTCACGCCGCTGAACTCGCAGAACCTCATCCTGATCAAAAGCTGGCTTCAGTAGATACTTCTCGGCCAAGAACCAAACAAGAGACCATTGCCTCTCGAGCGGATGGGATATCGGATTTCTCCAAGACGAAGGGTCATCTTGGAAATCAAAAACGTTAAATATAAACACTATCCGAGCTACGGACCCCGCAACATCTGGAAACCTCTTTAAATACTCGATTTCATTCTGAACAGACCAACTTGAAGCCCCTATCGGCCATACCGGTACCTTCACAATATTCTCGAGCTGGGGACCCAACCTATCCTCTTGATAGTATTTGTTTGTCCCCATAACGATACTGTCGCCAACCAACAGAATATCTCTCTCCGGGTCTCCAGCAAACGGACGCGAAATACCCATACTCTTGTCGTTAAAATCCCAGTGGCTTTTTAGGAATAGAGTTTCACTTTGGTCTGGCTTGGGTATGTAACCGATTCGATCATCTGCTTCGTAGAGCGGAACATCCGCGACCCCGCTAATACGTACGAAACATTCCATCATAAGTGCGGCTACCGCAATTGTAGCTAACGTCACTATAACAATTTGTCTGACCATCGGAGCCTCCCCGCTCGCAATGGGCACGATAGAAATACATCACAAAATAAGTCAACATGTGTTACATAACTCCTACTGTATGCACTTGTATGTAGCGCGAGTTTATGAAGAAAAGTAAAGTATTTTCAGATGGATATGTTTTTCAAAATGAAAACGTTATCAACTTCGACTCAGAGTGATAAACCGGAGAAGTAGGCTTTAAGCCAATCGTAATGGGTTGTGAGCTCTTCGTCCGAAAGTCGACGGCTAAACAGGATGGACGCATAGATCCGAACTTGGGCGCCTAATTGGCTATTGTAGGATGTTCCAATTCTGAGCTTTCCGCCGATATCTGCTACTGTCACTGACCCTGGTGTGTTGCTGTTCACCGTCCCCATAGTCAGGTTATTGACAGTTCTCCCTCGCGTGGCGTTTTCAACACGGCCAGAGATCGCATAGTCCGCATTAATATCGCCGCCTGGATTGGCCTGCGCTGCGGTTACCTGGGTGCTTGTCCCGGCGTTGTTATAAGCGCTCCCGAAATTTGCCACCACCTTGCCATCAGCGCCAACGCCCGTGCTGAAAGACAAAACTGAACCGTTTGTGTTTCCTGCATGGAGTGTCGCTGGTGATTGATAGTTCGAGATCAGACTCGCTGCAGCATCCGATAGCGGCCGAGCCACCGCGATAAACGTCATATCCTCAGTGTGATCCACTTGAGTTTGCAAGTAGGCCACGCCGTTGCCGGTGAGAACAGCATAGTCGTCGCCATAGGTTGGCGAGCCCACCACTGAAGCATCCGCCTTTCCGGGTGCCCAGTTCTTGGCAGACTCAGCGGCATCTACTCCGAAAAGGAAAAAGCCTTCGAGGCCATCGGTAACTGGCGGAACGATTGAAGGCGCCGCCACAATTGCTGACATCGATAGTGATAGCCCGAGCCCCAGTCGCATCAGATCCATCCTCTACTTTGGAGATCGTCCACAACAGCGTTGCCTACTGCGGTGAGGGCGGCTTGGGTCAGATGCACCGTATCGAGCATAAGGCTCGCCGGCACGCATCCCGCCGCTACATCTGCGTCGTCCCCTGGAGATATGGCGAGCGAAAGCAAGGCCGGCATGGGATCGAGCAAACGAGTCTCATCGAGCCGTTCCTGCATCAGCGCCCATATTTGATTGCTGATGAAGGGATCGCCACCACTGGGTGTAACTGGGGGCAGGATCAGATACCGATCGTGACCCAGCGCGGCTATGATGCGGTCATATTGGTCGACATATTCACTAACAGTGTTATAGCCGTTGGCTGAGCCATCCCAGACTATCAAAGTTGATGCATGGTAGCCTACGTCGGCCTCCACTCTGTCTGCAGTCTGCTGCAAGGTTGAGCCGCTGATGGCCGTATTGATCAGGAGTAAGCCAGTGAGGCTACGCAGAGTGTTCGCCAGCCCCACGGCATTCGCATTGTAGCTGTCACCATCGGTCCAAAGGGGGAAATCCCCAACAAGAGCATCAAGCTCTGAATTGTTCAGATCGGCCTGATAGACAGTGACCCGCTTAAGATAGCCCTTGAGCGCATTCGCGCTGCTACTGCGAGAGGCACCGAGCAACAGATCTTTGAGCGGAGGGCGAATATACGTCGTAGCCACTTCACTACCGGACGAAATCTCCGAGCGGACGCGATTTGCACCAGACTTAAAGCGTGTGGCAACCTTCACATACTGGCCCGCTCCAACCGAGTTGCCCTCGCCCGTGCTGCCCGTGCTGACTCCCGCAATCTGCAGATACAGCCCAGGGACGTTTGATGAACCCACATAGTTCTGTGCACGGCTAATTGAAGTGCCGTCGGTAAGCTCTGCCCGGATACCGTTCGTGCCAAGATAATCCTGAGCAGCTTCTGTCACGATGATTAAAGGCAGCGTTGGGTCATAACCAATAAAGGGGAAGCCTTGCCCGATGTTGAAGGGATCAGCGTATTTTCCCTCGGTGAAGTAGGGAAGCATCTGCTCATACATTCGAGCTGACTCTTCGGCAGTTGGTGCGTAAGACTGCACGAGAACAACTGCTATGATAAAGCCGACGGCCGGATTGGTGCCCTCTGCCGACAGACCAATGCGCAGAGTAGCCGTTCCAGTATCCGTGACGCTCTTCGATGTGCCGGCAAAGGTTTGGCTTTCTCCATCACATCGAATTTCGACCGCGGTCGTTCCCTTCCGCACCAATTCAATAAAATGCGGATGCCCGTCATTTATCTGGAACGTGGATACAAACTGAACAGCCCCAGTGTCGGCAATTATAGCCTGAAGAAACCCGCTCTCATTTTGGGAGATCTGATATCGCCGCTGACCGCCGGGCGTGCCGCGGTCGGTAAAGACGCAGGCTCCAGTGGTCTCCCCAATGATCCAACACGCCTCGTGAATATCACTGGTGCCGAAATTGAATGCCGCATTGTAGGGCACCTCAAGATAATTGCTTTCTGAGAACCCGGTATAGCCGGCCAAGCTTGAGCCGGGCGCGACCAGCACACGCTCGAGCGTTCCAATTACCACCGGATGCTGTGCAGCCACGGATCGGTCGGCAGCCACGGTGAGCTGCTCGACAAGAACATCATCGTGGAAGGTCGTCAGCCCAGTGGCGCCATATCCGAGCGTCAGGACCAAGTTCGCACTGGACGCCTTGAAGATGACAGACCGTAACGCTTTGGTGAAGGAGGAATAGCTAAACTCGCCATAGGTCGTCGCGTTGAAAGCATTCCCAATACGCGCTCCCGCGCTTCCAGCGGTTCCTCGGCGCCCTGCCACAGAGACGCGGAAGAACTCACCCGGCGTGATCGTGTAGGATTTGGAAGCTACAGTAGAGTTGCTAGCGCCAGTGATCTGCAGCTCGCCTGAGACATCCACCGCTACCGCGCTGCCTGCCGCAACAAAACCGCCTGTTCCTGATGCAAAATCCTGCGCGTCAATTGTTGTCGTGCTGCCAACAAGATCAGTGAGATCATCGGCATTCTCGGCTAAAACGAGCTTGAAATTGGCCGGGTTTAAGCCTCCAAACGCCACGGGACCAAGCTGAAGCACGTCAAGCGCGGTGGTGTCCGTCATTGCCGCATAACTTGCTACAATGATGTCATCAGGCAGAGCGACGACCTCAACCATCTCGCAGAACAAGAAGTCGATGACCTCGCCAGCATTAGCCTGGATCTGCCACCCCACGCTTGAACTATCAGGGGTGACATTCTCTTGTTTAATCAACCGAGGTTCGCCAGCCTCAAATTCCTGCTGTCCAGCCGCATTCGACAATCCGATCGTCCCGGAACCGCCTCCAACCAAGGCGCGAACGGAATGCTTATTGGTGTTGCCGGACACGCCGCTGCTGGCAGTGGCCGGTAAAGCCCCGCTAGAATTGTCCAGGCGGTAGACTTTGCCGTTCGTCGCCACCTTTGCGAATTTGGCAGATGAAATCATGGATGGGTTGCTGGCGACAGAAAGAGTCGCCGCGGCATCCCCGCCCTTCGTGAGATTGGTCAGATCAATAAGATTGTACTTTGCGCACGTGCATTTGTTGGTTCGCGAAGCATCGGCGCGAAAGCCCTTTGGCTGCCCCAAAGCATCATATGGCTTCGCATCGTCATTCGCGGGAACAACGACCCAGCCTTGACGGCGTTGAACGATGCGCTGTCCTGCGCGCGCGTAAGAGCCCCGAAGTCGATTACTCGCCATGAACCTTTCGAACGAGTATGATGCTGCATCCCCGTCCCAGTAGCGATCACGGGTAAAGTCAGCATCAATCGATGCCTTAACGTCGCCTGCTTCTGGCACCCATCCTTGGCGCGGAACCGAGGATGGGAACTCAACCCCCAGGCTCACCCGCCGGACTGCTTTTACTGGCAAACCCATCAGGCTACACCCGTTCCAGCACTACAATCGAACCGATATAGGGCGTGATATCGGACGAATGGAGTTGCCACTTTGTGAGCCCGCCGAGGGGCAAAGCATCTGTTTGTTCTGCCGTCATCCGAGCGGTGAGCGTATCGGCCTCTTCATCAATCGTAAGTCCATCCCCTACGGTGAGCGTGATCTTCGCGCCCCGCGGTGGCTTGATGGACAGCGCCCAATCGTAATCGGCAAAGGCCAGCTCATTGCCCTCTTCGTCCACAAAGCTCGGCCCGAACTCTAGGCTCGGCAGGCTGTCACCCCTGAAGATTTCCCAATCATAAGTCTGCATGGTTTACCTCAGATCGGAGGGGAGCCCGATGCTTCGTCGACCTTGATCACACGGCCGCGATCACGGAAACGAAGGCGCCCGGCGTCACCACACCCTCGCATTTCTCGCCGGCAGCATAGGGCTCGTCATCCGTCGTCGCCGCCACATCGGTGTCGCCGAACCGCGCATGGAAGGCGACGTCGCAGGTCAGCGTGACGAAAATGGTGGTCGCCGCGAAGGCATCGCTCTTCGTCGCCCCGGCGATCGTCTTCTTCTGCGTCGTCACCGGCCGGGTGCGGTCGACCGTCGACAGGAACCGCCCGCCGGGCTCGAACCCGCCCCCCTGAAATTCCGTGATCCATACCGATGCCATGCCCTGACCCTCCTAAGTGATGACGACCCGGCCGGCGGCACCCTTGGCGCCGGCGGCATAGTCTCCCGTTCCCGCGGCACCGCTGTCGCTCACCACGATCGTGATGGGCGACATCGGCAGATCTCCAGCCGAATAGGTCTTGATGCAGCGCGCGCCGCCCCCTCCGCCGCCGATATAGCGCCGGGTGCCGGACGAGACGTTGCTCCACCGTGCCCCGCCCGCTGCACCGCCCCCCGGTGTATTGCCGGCGATGCCCGCTTGATTGTCCCCTCCTCCGCCGCCGCCGGAGGCCGTGGGCCCGGTTCGGGTCGCGCCACCATTGGGCGAGGCGCCTCCGGATCCGCCGGTGCCGTTGCTGAATCCGTTCGTCGTGCCGGCCGTGCCCGCCGACCCCGCCGTGTTCGTATCACCACCGCTCGCCGTGCCGCCCGCTCCACCGGAGGTGGCCGTGTTGGTAATCGCCCCATTGGAGGGCGCTCCGGGGCCCCCTGAGAGCGTTCCGAAGGTGGTGGCGCTGCCGGCGCCGCCATTGGTCGCCGCAGACGCTCCCAGGCCACCGGAGGAGCCACCAGGCCCGTTCATGTCGACGACCCCGGCGAACTCTGGCCCGGGGATGATCTCCCAGCTGCCCACCGTGCTGAGCGTCAGGGGACCATCCTCGTCGAGATCCCAGAGGGCCTTGCCCGAGACCGCCGGAGAGATCTTGAAGGCCCGCCCCGGCCAGAACACCAGGTCCTCGCCGTAATATCCCGCCGCCACCTTTCGCACGCCTTTATAGGCCGTGATGATCGGGACATCCTCGACCGCGAAGCCCATGCGATCAGGCCTCGATAATCAGATAAAGCGTGCCCTCGTCCGGAGGATCGAGCGCGTCATAAGCCGATTGCGTGAGCGTGACGATCTGCGAGACATCCTCGCTCTGCACCACGGTCCCCGGCAGCTCGATCTCATCCTGCTCCTGCAGCAGGCCGATGGCGACCCATTCCCAGACCCGCGTGAAGGCGCCGGATGTCGCCGAGATCTTGTAGGCTCCCCCAGCAACGTGGAACCGGAAGAACCCCTCCGTGTCGGCCGTGAACGGGTTGCCGAGGGAAACCTCCCCGTCACGATCCGAATAGATCGACACGATGCTGTCCGACACCTGGTCGCGCACCTCGATTGAGGCAGACGGGACCACGTTCCCCGCGTCGTCGACAACGGTTCGCTGAAAGGCTCCAAGGGCCATGTTTGTGTCCTAGTTGATCTGGGATCCGCGGATGTCGCCGGGCCCCTCTGAAACGGTGACGTAACTGATCCCGTCGATCGCCGCGCCCGCAGCACCACCGGCGCCGCCCGTGGTGGGCAACCCGAGGCTGCCGCCATTCGCCCCGGCCTGGCCCGCGAGACCAGGCCCACCCCCATTGCCACCTTTGCCGCGGGCGCCACTTGGTGTGGAGCTCACGCCGCCGGCCTCCGTCGTTCCCGCGACACCCGGCACCGAGCCGCCTGCAGAGGAGGTGACCGACCCTCCTGCGCCGGGAAGATAACCGGCGCCACCGCTGCCGGCACCGCCAGCGCGCGATCCCGGTTCGTCAAAGGTCATGCCTCCGCCACCGCCGCCACCGGCACCGCCGAAGATTTCCCCCTCGTCCACGTCCAGTTCGATGTCATAGCGGGTGTAGAGAGCAATCCCGCCAGGCGAACCGGCCGCTGCCGGGTTCTCCCCGTCCTCCGTGTCAGCACCGCGCCCGCCGCATCCTTGGATGCGCCCTCGGACGATCAGGAAGAGGTTGATATCGGCGGGCCAGGACCCGACGTCGAACGCCTTGTTCCCAGCGCCCGACCCGCCGACGATGACACCGGTCTCGACGATGCAGGTCAGGTTCTGCCCCGCCGTGATCTCCGGATACAGCGTGTCATGCACCGTGCGCAGGTTGAAATTCAGCGTGTTGCCATCGACGATGATGAAGCGGTTGTTCAGATCGTCAGGGTCGAAATGGGTGAACAGCACTTCCTCCGCATCGACGTCGAAGGAAGCCGGCCCCGGGCTCAGTCGCGTGATCTGGATCGGCGCGTCGATCTGGACGCCGGAAGCGTCCTGCATATTCCACGACGAGACCCGATAGCCGCCGCCGAGAATGATGCCCTGAGGACCGAAGCGCATGACTGAAAAATTGAACTTGCGCGGCGGATCACGGAAGCGGCCGAGCTGAATATCGTTCTGCCGCAGGGCGATGGACCGCCCGAATTGCGGGATCCATCGTGAGTAGATTTTCCGGATGGCCGGTGAGCCATAATCCGCCTCTGCCTCTGCGTCGATCGTTGCGGCGACGGAACGATAATTGTTCGGATCCGTCTGTCGCAGCAGCGGGTTGATCTGCCCAAAATAGGTCCAGATCTGCGAAAGCCGTTTGGCAGGTTGCTCGGCGAAACCGAAGCTACCGGCCAGCACATTTTCCTCATCAAAGCGGGTGGCTGACGTCGGAATCGCCCGCAGCACCTGAAACTTGATCTTGGCATTGATGTCATCCCACCAGAGCGCCAAAGCCGCCTGCTCCACCAGCTCGGAGACGAGCTTGTCCACCCCCGTGGGCTCAGCGATATCGGCCGAATAGACCCGCTGCAGATAGGTGGCGGTCTCCGTCTGCCAGTCGGCAAGCGGGATGTAGCCGCTCGGCACCGACGCATAGGTCTGCAGCAGGTCGCTGATGATCTCGGCTGGATCCTCCGCCACATAGCGCAGGACCACCTGGAAGCGATCGCCGCCATCATGCTCCTGGGCCAGCGTGTTCAGCTGCGCGCGCGCCGTGATGGTCACCGCATCCCCGGTGCGGGTATAGGTGACGATCTCGCTGCCCCCGATCGCCGCATAGCCGGATGCCGGATATTCAGCATTGCCCACACCCGAGGGCGTCAGGGTGATCGCCATATCGTCGGCGTCGATCGACGTCAGCAGGAAGCCGTTGCTCAGAAGGGGCGCCTGGGCGCGATCGGCATCGGCCAGCTTCAGCACGTCTTTCGCGACGATCCGGTATTTCCCCTCCTGATCGGGCCCGGTGAAGCTCTCGATGATGAAGTGACGCGTCTCCATCTCTGCCAGGCTCTGTCCGACAGCACCCCGGATCAGTCGGATCGGCCGCCCCTGCAGGAAGGGCTGCCGCGCACGGAACTTTCCCCAGAATGTCCCCTGCCGAAACGGGTCATAGCCCCGCTCGGAAACATACTTGTCGAAGCCCTGCCCCGTGTCCGGCCATGGATGATCGCCGAAGTCGATCGAGATCGAGGCGCGCGTGCCCAAATTCTCCCCCAGCGAGATCGCCGCCGGCGAGAAGTTGACACTGATGAGCGACGGGATCGCGTCGATCTCGCGCGGCAGGAAGTCGGCATCCTGGGCGAACCTCAGCGTCACCGGAGAGTTGGCGAAATTCGCCCGGTCCTGGCAGGTGGCCAGGGTGTTGAAGCATTTCGCGTCGCCCGTGACGCCGACCTCTGCCGTACAAGGGGCGACGCCATAGCTCAGGGAGCAATAATCGACATCGACTTCGACATAGGTCAGCACCTCGGTCACGTGAGGATGCCTTCCATGGGAAGAGTGATCCCGAAGCGCCGCGTGACCGGGTCGAGCAGCGGCTGCGGGTTGCCCTCAGGGCTGATCCACGCATAGCCCACCTCGCGCGGATAACTCTGCGGCGCCCAGGCGAAGAAGAACGGCGTGCTTTTCGAAACCTGCATGAACGGATGGAAGCTCGCCCGATACCATGCCGGCGTCAGATGCGAGAACGAGACGAAGCTTTCGCTACGTCCGCCCGTGACGATGCGCCCGAGGAAGTTTCCGCTCTCGCTGCGACCCGTCACGATGTCCCTGGCCATGCCGAATGGCAGCGGCGTGAAGGGACTTTCGATGTCGAAACTGCGCTCCATGACCAGGAGCGACCCCAGGTAGAGAACGGCGGCCTGCGGCGGCAGATCGCCTGCCTGCATCCGCAAGCGAACCTGCAGCAGGGGCTGCGGCTCAAATCGGAAGATCACTGGGCCATCGTCCGGCAGGAGCACGTCCTCGACCAACTCTTCCCAGGAATCCTCGGTCGACAACCGGCCCTCGACAGAGACGGGAATGGCACCGCTGCCGAAATTATGCCGGGCAACCGCCAGGTAATCGAGCGACCGAGACGGGCTGAGGGAAACCGTCAGATATTGCTCTGTCGTATCCTCGGCCACCCACTTGGAGGCGGTCGAGGAATTGGCCAGGTTGGTTGCCGGATAATTTGAATCTTCAGTATTGGCGACAACATTGCCGATGGTCACGACGCTTTCCCATCCGATGACGGGATTGTCCGCATCGACGGCATCCCCCGACGATGAGAGGACCAGGGCATCCGAAAGAATGATCATCACGCGCCCCTGATCTTTAGCACATGACCGTCGGAGAGGGCGTCGTTGATCCCTGAGATCATCATGATGACCTCTTCATGATCGTAAGCCCGACGCTGTGGCGCCATCTGGATGACGATCTCCTTGCCTTCGCCCCCGCGATCCTGGCCGGCCGGGGTGATGTCGACGCGCTCGCCGCGGGTGAGGTCCATCATCACGCGATTGTTGTCGATGCCTCCGGCACCGCCCACCTTGAACGATCCACCATGGGCGAAGGAGGGGATGGCAGTAGATTTAATGCTCGCCACGAAGGCGAAGCCTTGTGCAGCGACCGTGGCGGCTGCCGCGAGATTGGCCGGGAACGGCAATTCAAGCGCTTTTGCCATACCAGTATAGGTCGAAATAATGGCCTGGACGATGCCGAAGGCCTTTCCTGCCACTGCCATGGCCTCGTTGTTTTTTCCAAAACTGCCGGTGATCTGAGCAAGGCTGCCAGCGATCGACCCGGCTGCTTGATTCCACGTCACCGCATACTGCTGAGCTGTCTTCTGCGAGGCCCTTGAGTAGTTCTCTTGGCTGATTTTGAAGGTCGCAAACTGCTGATCCAACTCATCCATCTTGGCGCGATAGGCCTCAGCAGGCGTCATGTTTTCCTCAAGGATGACGCCCGCCTCCGTAAGCGCGACACTGAGGGTTTGGGTCGAAAGCGCAGTCGATTGAATCTCAGCATTCACGCCACCCACCGCCCCTTTCACGATCTCAAGTGGCGGCACGATTTTTTCAGGAAGCGTGACGATCTTATCTGCAATGACGGCTGTCGATTCACTCCATATCGTCTTTAGAATTTCACCGGTGTTCTTGAGGCGATCGCCGATGCTGGTAAAGCCACCAACCCAACTGTCAAAAGCCTTTTTGAATTCACCAGAGAAGAGAAGGTAAGCTGCATTCGCAAAACCAGAAGTATAATCGGCCGCTGACCCCATGGCGGTCGCCACAACCAGAGCTCCCGTAGCAACAACCTTCAGCACCCCACCCACCGCGATGCCGGCGTTTGACGCCAGATCCGTCTTGTTCGCCACCAAGACCAGCGAGTCGGTCATGCTTTTAAGCGATGGCAACATCGCGGCTGTGAATTGAGTGGTCAGACCAGTCTGAACCTTTCCGAGACGGGTTAGGTTGTCATTGAACCCCTCAGCAGCTTTGGCTGTTTCGGTTGAGAACACGAGGCCAAGCTTCGCGGCCTCATCCCCCATCTCCTTCAAACCCGATGCGCCAGAGTTCAGAAGAGGAATCAGGTCAGCGCCCGATTTGCCGAAAATCTGCATCGCGAGCGACGTCTTAGTCGCTCCATCATCCATGCCCGCGAACTTGGCCGCCACATCCTGCATGACGTCATTGGTGGCCCGAAGCGATCCGTCCGAGTTCTTGACTGAGATATCGAGAGCATCGAAGGCTGCCGCCGCCTGCTTCCCGCCGCCAGACGCGACATCGGCCATGTTCTTCGACAGCTTCGTGAACGCCGTCGTCAGTCCCTCCATGCTCACGCCGGAAAGGTCCGCTGCATACTTCAACTTACCAAGCTGCTCGACGGGAACGCCCATCTTCTGAGATGTCTTGGACATCTCGTCCATCTCATCAATGGAACCCTTCATAGCGACAGACAAAGATCCCAAGGCAGTAACCATGCCCGCCGCGATTGCGGCAGCACCCACCTTCATGGCCGCGCCAAGTTTGCCCAGGCTGGTGTTCGCAGACCGCAAGCCTTGTTCAAAAGCGGCGGTGTCCACTGAGAGGTTGACCCTCAGTGCCCCAATGACTGCCGAACCTGCCATAATGATCCCTCAATGAATGCAGCGCTGCCGGGGGCACAGCTGCTAGATCAGCCCTTCCGCTGCAAAGCCTTAGTCCAGGCGAGAGCAATTGCGATCTGCTCATCAACGGATCTGCGGCGCTTCACGGGGGCAGGCTCAACAACAAGCAATGTCTTCAGTTTTGGGAGCCTCTTGGCCCTGTTCAGGGCCACCGTGTGCCACGCAAGCGACATCAGGCTGTTGTGCTCCCGACGAAGGCGGCGCGACGCGCCTTCGATCCTGTCTGTGACTTCTCGGGGGGTAAGGTGCCAAAAGGTCTCTGGATCAAGACCGACATCGACGAACGTGATCAGGATGCCTTGCCAGTTCCAGCCCGCGCCCCCTTCGGAGGGCGCGAAGATGCCGCTTCCTCCGCCGCCGCAGGAAAGGCCGCGGTAAAAGCCTTTCCGATCAATTCACCAGCCTTTGCGATTCCGATACGATCGACGATCACCCCTGCATCGGCCACCTTTATCCCTTGATGGTGATCGATCAGCCCCGCCCAGATGATGGCCCTGAGCAAGCGCAAACTGACACCGTCAGGGTCTTGCATCTGGCCGACGATCTTGTTCGCATTGAGCCCTGTCTCGGCCTCAAGCTCGCAGAGAGCGTTCGTTGAAAACCTGAGCGTATATTCCCTTCCTTCGACGTCGAACCCCACCTCACCCCTGACAGGATTAGCCATTATGAAGCCACTCCCGCCACATAGCTGCCCGTCACTTTGAACGTGACAGTCGCCGTCATTTTATCCTCAGTGGGAACCGCAGGCTCATAGCCGGTCAGGATCCCGGAGAACGTCCAGGTCACATTATTCGGGAACGTGATTCGACAATTGACTCGCTGCCGCGCCACCTTGACCGCCTGGATGGCGGCATCCGCATCCGAGCCAGGGATGAAGTTCATTTCGAATGAACATTCCCCGGGATCGCTGAGCCCCAGGATGAACTCCCGCGTCGCATTGGGAGACGTCATGTGCGTGGCGTCGATCACGTCCAGCGTATCGCTTGGAGGGGTGATGTCGTAGACCTCGGCCAGAGCCGTAAAGACCTCGGGCGACCCACCATCCCCGATGGCAAACGTAGAGCCATAGCCAATGGTGACTTCAGTTTCTGCCATGGGAAGGCATCCTTCTTTCAGCTGCTCCAGATGATCAAATCGAGGCTGACGCGGAACAGCAGGCTGCCCCCCGTGTCTGACTCGGCACTCTCACGCTCGCCCTCGACGAAGCCCCCGCGCAGGCGCCACATGCGCTCCGGCGTTCCCCCGTCTCCACCCTGCACGTCCATGCCCGAAAGCGCCGCCTTGACGGCCCGGGACACATCAGTCGCGGCAGCATAGGTGTCCGCCCAGCAGTCGACCTGGTACCGCGACGAGGCCAGGCCGGAAGGCCCGTCATTCGTGTAATCCGGCAGGCCCGAGATCTTCGTGATCACAATGGCCGGCCGCAGCCAAGCCTGCGGTCGGACCACCGGAAAGACTCGGTCGGACACCAGTGCGGCCAGGGCGGACGAGGTCAGCAGGTGGTTGACGAGAACCTCTTCCATACGCCCCCCGATGCTGCGGCTATGCCGTTTTGGTCTTGAGCTTGGCGGCCTTCTGCGCAGCACGCTTTGCGGCCCTGTCGATCTCCGACTTCAGTTCCCCGCTGATGGCGTCCAGCGCATCCACTTTGTGAGCATCCCAGGCAGGCCGCAGATAGGGTTGAGCAGCCATCTTCGACGAACCAAACTCCACCAGGTGGGCATGAGGCAATTGCCCCGGACCAACCGAAATCTCCGCGAAGAACTCGCCCCCTGCCTCGCGCCTCGCCTCACGCATGGCGCCGGCGGCAGCTGACTTTCCCTTGCCTGCCTTCATGGCGGCGGCGTACTCGGCCTTGCCCACAGGGTTCGCCAGCTTCGATGAGGCGATGATGCTGCGCTCGAGCGCATGCGTGTCTTTCGGCACCAGCTGCCTGGCCTTGTCCGCTATCGGCTCGGCAGCCTTGATCAGCGCGCGCTTCAACACGTTGCGGGCAGTCGCCTTGCTCATCTCCGCCAAGGCCTTGTCCAGCTCGCGCAGCCCCTCCACGCGGATAGGCCTCGCCTTAGCCATCGACGGTCAAACCTCGACGGTCGACAAGATCACCGATGCGAACCGCGATCCGCTCGGCAGATGCTCTGGAGATAAACGGCGCCGCCACCAGCATCGCAATCAGGGCCACCCACACAAATGGACGAACCCACCAACGAACACGGATCGTCACTGCCGAGATCGCCATCAGTCAGCCCCCGCCGTCGCCGAGAGTTCCAAGCCGACCCGGCGGCCGATTTCTTTTACGGCAGTGATGCCGTAGACCTTGCCCCTGTAGACGATGCGATCCTTTGCGTTCACATCCGCCACCCGAGCTGACCAGCGGATGCGAAAGCGAGCCATGGCCTCCGCCGAGACCTCTTGCGCAGCGATGCGTTCGCGGTCGCTGAGGTCCTCTTTCTTCGCCCACACGGTCGCCAGGTCAGACCAGACATCGACTTTTTCGTTGAACCGGTTGCTCACCGGAGCCGACCGCTGGATCGTGATCCTGCGGTCAAGCTCGCCGGCAGCAAGCAGCGACCCGAATGCCATCAGAGAGCGACGTTCGGGAACTGGATGTCGACCGTCAGCACTGCGGTGGTCTTCGCTAGGCCCAACAGGCAGACGTATTCACCCGACCCGACATCAGCCCGCGGACAGATCCCGCCCGGTGTGTCTGAAAGGTAGTAGTCCGTCCCAGCGGTGAGGGTCGCACCAATGGTGATATCTCCGCCTTTGAGCACCGAAACGGGCTGATTCAGAGCCGCACCGTTCAAGGCGATGCCGGTCGCCCTGCGGGCCTCGGCCGTTGCGGAATTCGAGTCGGCCAGCATCCATTTCCGGGTCGCAGCAGCCTTATAGACAGCCTTGCCTGCAGCCAAAGTTTCCCCCGCCGTGCCCGCCTCGATAACGGAACCGGCGCCGGGCACGACGTTGGCGGCCGTGATGGTCAAATCAGCCATGATGATCTCCGATCCTATGAAGGCGTGTTGTCAGATGCCGATGTAGCGATAGGGCGCGATGAGCGATGACACCGAGAGCGGCAGTTCCATGGCACTCGTCCCCACCACTGAGGCCTCGCGGTTCTGGTACCAGTGCCCCACCAGCTGCAGGATCGCCATCTTGAGCGGAGCGGGGACCGTGCTGAAATCGTTCACGACGGGATAGCCCGCGGTATAGGTGATCGAGATCGGCACGGTCTCGGCCAGTGAAGTCGGCGCGGTGAAGCCCGATTTCATGAAGACGCGAGCGCCGGCCTCATCGTTCAGCAGAGCGTAAGAGCTAGTCCCTACGGTGCTCAGCTGACCCTCGGCATTGCGATAGACGACACTGCCGACGCTGATGACCGGACCCAGAGGAAGCCGCAGGCACTCCGAGAAACTGTCGAAATCCTGCCGCCAGATCTGCTGCGACAGGGCCCGTCCGAGAATTCCGTTCCATCCATCCAGCCGCTCGATCGCCGCATCCAGCAGGATCGAGAGCAACGGATCCTCGTCATACTCGTCGAGACGAAGCTGGCTACGCACCTCTGCCAGGGTGACCGGCAGGACGGTCGGCGCGGTGACGAGCACAGGACGATGCATGGGAACCCTCGAGGATGTGGGTCAGGCTCCTGAGCCCGACCCTTTATCCGTTATCCGGCTCAGCTCTGGGGAAGCTGAGCTGCCCGCCCCCTGAGCACCACGGCACCTGCCGCGATCGAGGTGCCGCTGTTCAGCGTGAGGACGGTTCGGATGTAGCGCTTAGTGCCGACATATCCGACCTTGTAGACGCTCGACGCGGCCAGGGCGGTGGGGAAGGTCCCGATGAGACTGCCAGCCGCCACGTCGGTGAAGTCCTCGTTTGTCGTCGTGTCTGATTCCTGGAGCTTCGGAGTGAAGTTCCCGGAGCTGACGATGGCTCCCGTGTTGATGATGACAGCAGCGGCATCGAAGCCCTGCAGGTCGATGGCCGCGGAGGTGTTGTTGGCGGTGAGCACGGCGGGAACGACAGCCGCGATCGGCGCCAGGTTGGAGGCGAGATCTCGCATGGGTTCAATCCTATGAATGAGAGTGTGCTGCGTCGGCAGCGAAGACGTCAGAGCGTGAACAGGGCGGCCTTAGCCGCCCTGCCGTCAGATCAATCGCCGAACTTCAGGAACTTCACGGCCTCGAAGTTGATCGGCGCACCACCAACCCGCTTGGTCGTATAGAAGCCGACATAGGGCTTGTTGGTGAAGGGATCGCGCAACACCCGCACGCCGATGCGATCGACAATCTGATAGGCCTCGCGGAAGTCACCGAAGGCGATCGACAGCGCGTCGGCAGCGATCACCGGCATGTCCTCCGCCTCGACGATCGGGAAGCCGATGAGGTTTCCGGCGCGGAGCACCTCCAGGCTGGGCGCCCAGAGATAGTTGCCTTGGCCATCCTTCAGCTTCCGGACGCCCGCCACGCTGGCACGGGACATCATGAAGTTCGCGTTCTGGCGATATCCGGCCTTCAGCCCATAGACCAGATCGATCAGCTTGTCTGAGCCATTGGTGGTGGTCCCAAAACCTCCATCCGTGCCAGTCAGCACATGCTGAAACACGCCCCATGCACGAGCTGAGTCGGCAGTCGCAGCCGTGGTGAACGTCAACAGACCGCGCGGTTTGCCAACACCATTGCCATTCAGGAACGCTGCATTTTCCATGCGAGCGAACTTGTCGGACACCTTGTTCGTCAGCCAGCTCTCGATGTCCCACATGGAGTCATCGAGCAGCTTCTGAGTCACCATTGGGAAGGCATAGACTTCGTGAACCGGGATCTCCCACTTGCCGAGCTGCGGCGTGGTCGTCGCCGGCCGCGCCTCGGTTTCACCCACCCAGCCCGCGCCCGCTTCGCCGAGATCGTTGAACCCCTCGAGGCGATCGGTGCCGATCGTGTCGACCGATGCCACCTGCCGCATGGGGGAGGTCTCATACAGCCTCTTGATGATTCGCCCGGAAGTATCGGGGGTGACGGTATAGCCGCCGTCCGGATCGGACCCCACGGACATCGCCGCCATCACGTCCCGCGGCGTTCCTTGTCCGCGACGCATATAGACGTTGAGAGCGTTGCGATAGGACCGGAAGTCTTCGACGCTGACTGCCTCAAGGCCCCGCTCCATCGCAAAAGCTTGGGCAAACCTTTCATCATCGGCGTTACCACCCGCCCCGCCCGCGAGACCAGCGCCGGCAGCGCGCGTGGCCAGCTCGGTCAGGTTGGCCTGCAGTTGAGTGATCGTCGCATTGATGCGGTCCACTTCTTCATTCTGAACGACGTCTTCCTGCCGGGTCTCGACAGCCTTCAGTCGGGCGTCGTTCTTGGCCTGGAACTCGGTCCACGCCGTCTGCAGCTCGGCCAGCACTTTCTTTGGATCGGACATGTCGGCGCGAACGGACATGATCCCGCGAGCGGACACACTGTTCCGCAGGGTCTGAATGTTCATTGAGTTTTCCTATGAACGGAGAACAGCGATGGCCGACAAGATGTCGGCCGTGGGGAGCGCGCCTGCATCACGCCGGGCGGGCTGGGCTGCATCGCGCTGACCCAGAAGAGAGTTGATGAGGTCGAAGCGCTCCTTGCGCCCCACCCCATCCTTAGCCAGGGCCGCCTCCATGCGGCGCTTGGCCATGACGTCTGCGGGAATGACGACGCGCGCTTCAATTGCGGCACTATCACCCTCGAATGTTCCATCGGCGAAGCCCTTCTCGATGGCCTCGGCCGCCGTGAGATAGCTGCCATCCGAGGCCCGCGAAGGCCCATCGAGCATGGCGAGGATCTCTTTGATCGTCATGCCGGTCCTGTCGGCATAGATCGCGGCCATGGACTCGTCGAATGTCTTGAAGACATCCGCCGCATCGGCGAAGTCATTGCGGTTGCCGATCACCAGGCCCCACGCATTGTGGATCATCATGATGGATCCGACGCCCATCTGCACGGTGTCCCCCGCCATGGCGATGATGGACGCCGCAGACGCGGCGATGCCCATCACCTTGACGGTGACCTGCGCCTTGTGCTCGCGCAGAAGGTTATAGATCGCGAGGCCTTCGAACATATCGCCGCCGGGCGAGTTGATGTTCACCGTCACGGCATTCTTGCCGATCGACCGCAGGGCACCCGCCATGCGCTTTGCGGTGAACCCGTCTCCGGACCAGAAATCCTCACCGATGGCCCCGAAGATCGAGACGGTATTAGGATCGTCAGCCTCGGCGGCCTGAGGGCGGCCCGACCATTCGTCGAGAGCCGCCGGCGGCATATCCCAAGTGTATCCTTCAGGCGGCGAGAAGGCCTTCACCTCAGGCAGCTTACGCAGGCTCATTGATCGGATCCCCTACTGGCGGCTCGGCGGGATCACCTGCCGTAGCCTGTGTCTGATTGGGCGGCACCGCATACTCGTTGCCCGCCTCGTCGTCGCGGGGATTCATGTCCAGCAGAGCCCTCACGTCGTTGGCGCTGTAGACGCCCCACTGACGCCCCTTCACGAAGGCATCCCATTGCGCCTTACTGTCGCCTTTGAGCAGCGCCTGCGGATAGAACCGGACGTCGAGCTTTTCCCACTCGGCCTCTGGAATGGTGTCTCGCTTCAGGCTCTCCTGCCATGTGACGAGCCAGTCGTTCAGCGTGTACGTGACGAAGCCGATGCCCTGTTGCTCGATGCCGGAGCCCCAGCTCGTCGCCTTGTCCGTGGCGCCGATCATGTGAGGTGGCACGCCGAAGAACATGGCGATGTCATAGCGCTGGAAGTCGCGCATCTGCAGGAATTGCAGATCGACCGCCGACATGCTCACCGGCGCATAATCCATCTTGTCCTCGAGGATCATTGCTCCGCCGGCGCGCGCCCCGCCGTTGCGATATTCCTCGATCGAAGCCTTCAACCGATCAAAGACGTCTTTGCTCAGCTGCTCTGGATGCTTGAAGACACCCGAAACGAACTGGCCATTCTTCATCAGGTTGGCGCTGGAATTTTCCCCCTGCAGCGCGAGCCCCAAACTTTCCTTCATGTAGGACAGCGTCGAAAGCCCGGTCACACCATCGAGAGACATGCCTCGAAGATGCAGCATTTCCGTTTGCGGCAGGCGAACCTGCGAGCCATTACGCAGCGTCACCCGATATTCCATCGACAGATTGTCGAGCTGACACGGCTGGACACGGTCTGGAACGACCGGGATCAGCGCGACAGTGTCCCTGCCGACCCTCACTTTGCGGGCATAGGCATTTCCCCTGAGCATCAGATGCGCCTGAAGCATCCGCCGAAACTCGCTCGGCGTCTGCCAAGGGTTAGGCTTGACGGTCAACAGCGTCCTAAGCGGATGCCCGACAGCCGGCTTCCTGACATTCTCGCTGACCCGCATCACCAGATCGAGCGGCAGGGAACCCACCGTGCCGGCGATGATGTTCACGCACCGCCACGCCGCGGCTACCCGCATAGCCGTCGTGTCGTTTACGCTCACCCCTGAGGCGGTCTCCATGGAACCGCCGATCCGCAGGAACTCACCGACCTGCGCCGGGGTCATGCTTGTCAGGTCGAACGTCGAACTCGCCTGGGCCCTCCCGAGTAAAGCGTTCCGCAGATTTGTCAGATAACCCATCTGCGATCCTTGTTTCAGAGAACCAAGATTCCACGCTCGGCATAGGCCGATCGTTTCTCACCCTCATCCTTGGCGCCGATCCCCAGGGCCATCACCAGCGCCACGATGCCGTCGATCCGCTCAGTCGACTTGTTCTTCGCTGGCTTGATCCCGCCGGCAGCATTCGTTTCAACGGCCACTACCTGTGCATGGCGCCGAAGGACCGGATGCCCCCCATGATGAAAACCGTTGCAGAGCACCAGGCGCTCGAGCGCTGATGATGGTGCACCCAAAGATGCGAAGCCCTGCCCGAACAGCACCACCGGCAGGCCTTCCTGCTCCAGCTTCACAGCCGTTTCGGTCGCGTTCCAACGGTCGATGGCGAGCCCACCCTGATCCGCCTCGCGCTTGGCATTCCCCACATGAGCGATGCGATAGCGCTCAGCATCCGAATAGATTTGCTGCTGGATGAAAGCGTAATCGACGACGTTTCCTGGCGTCGCCACCAAGGCCCCCTGCTCCACCCACTTCTCATAGGGGAGCTTGTCCCGCTTGGCGTGAGACCTGACCAGAGCTTCGGGCTTATAGAACCGGGCCAAAACCGCAGGGATGTCGAGCCCATCCTGCTCTGGAAAGTACCAGACCAGAGCCGAGAGATCGCTCACTGCCGACAGATCCAGCCCCCCGAAGCACCGTTTTCCGATCAGTTTTTCGTTCAGATCCTGCCATTCGACCGGACCGGCGCAGTGGTCCCAGCCGAATCTGTTCCCCTCATCGTCGATGCCGTCGATCGGCAGCCAGCGCACCGCCTGCTCGGTCCACATGTTCAGGTGGTAGCGTTTGAAATCGTTCTCTAGTCGCGGCAATTGCTGCGCCTGGCGACATTCGTTTTGTAGGAATTCCAGCTTTTTCGACACCCCGAGATTGGGGTTCGCCTTCATCCAGGTCTCGGGCTTCGTCCAGTCGTCCTCCGGATCGGCCGCATAGACCACCACCAGCGTCTCCGGGTCATCAAGCGTGCCGTCGAGGATCTTCTGGCAGTCCTCCCAGACCTCCTCGCCGTAGCCGCCCTTCTTGCCCGCAGTCGAGATCAGGAATTCCAGGGGCTGCCGCCGCGATCCCTCGCTGTCATGCACGAAGCCGTAGAGTTCTCCCGAAGCCCATTCATGCAGCTCGTCTCCGATGAGCCCCGACGCTGACAAGCCATGCTTGCCGCCAGGTCTTCCCGACAGCGGCTTGAACGAGGCGTTCAACGACGGGCAATAGATCGACGGCTTGAGGCAAACCAGGTGTTGCGACAGCGTCTCCGACTTGTTGACCATAGCGGTCGCCTTGTCGAAAACGAGCCGCGCCTGATTCTGATCGGTAGCGATCGAATAGACCTGGCCGGCCTCTTCTCCATCTCCCAGAAGGACGAGCAGAGCCACGCCGGCGGCCAGCTCCGTCTTTCCATTCTTGCGCGCGATCCAGACATAGCAGCGTCGAAATCGCCGCGTGCCGTCCGGCCGCTTCCAGCCGAACAGCGGGCGAATGATGTCGTGTTCCTGCCACGCCTCCAAGGTGAAGGGTCGGCCCGCCCACTCACCCTCCGTCAGACGGAGGTGCTCGGGGAAGAAGGCGACCGCCTTGGACGCCGTCTTCTCGTCATACCAATAATCACCCTCGCACCAGACCTGCCGATCCTGGTCCCATACTGGCCTTGGACCAAGCGCCCTGGGCCGCTGCGGTGATCGCAAGCGCGCTTGACCCTTCGACTTCACAGCCATGACCTTAGTTCAGCAGGCCGATTGCCGGCTTGGCCATAGGCTTGTCTCCACCGGGTGGAGGATCTCGATCGTCCGGTCTGCGCGGATCGAACAGATCGCCCGGTGCACCAGCGCCCGCGCGAGCTGCAAAGATCCTTTGGCGCTCGGCCGGGTTAAGGCCGAAATTCGCCTCGGCAGCCAGGAGCTGGCGCTCGAGGCGATCGCCGATCAGGAACGCCGGGTGAGCCCGCTTGAGCTTGCCGTGGGCGCTTTCGCTCTCGTAAGTCTCCCCTTCCCTGTCCAGCGTTTCCTGCATCCTCAGCCAGCGGGCGAAGTTGCGGCAGTAGCGAGCGAAGGTTTCCGAATCCGCGACGCTCAAAAGCTTGAGCTTCATGATTCGTGGTGCGATCCTGTTCCAGACCACCAGGCCGTCTTTCTTCAGCCATGCTGGCGGCGAGACGGCTGCCTTTGCTGCGGCATCATCCTTGACTTCGGCTTCCGCACCGATCGGACGGCGCCCGGAATTGCCCTTCGCCAGTTTCACACTGGCGGGCTCGGGCTTGGGGCCTCTCCTCATAACAGCCGGTCCTTAGAAAAAAAGTTTCCGAAACTTGCGCCCAAATGTTTTTCGTTACCCCGCCGGTCTAGAAGCGAAAGATCTCCAGACTTTTGGACCACCCCCCGGCCTCATCAGCGAAATTGCTTGCGATTTTCTTCGAAATATTTCGCAACAGCGGCCACCAGGGGGGGGAGGTACCCCTGCCTCATCGGGTCAGCCATGATCCGCCGCAGGCATTCATCCTCGTCCGTGTCGATCGTGTGCACCGTGACCCGACCCAAAGCGCGCATCCATGCACGACGCTCGGCATCGGTCGGTGCCATCACGATCAACCAACACTCACCATGATGTCGATGCTCGAGCGACCGGATCATCCTATCCCGCTCGGCATAGGCAAAGCCCAGGTCCTGCCCCCCATATCGGCCAAGCCCCAGGCGCTCGCGAATGTCGTCGAAGTCGATCACATAGTCTGCCGCCTGGGCATGCTGCCTGACATAGGTGCTCTTGCCTGAACCAGGTGCACCGCAAACCAGATGCACGGGGATGCGCGAGGGCTTCACCCCACTCGGGATGGAGTAAGGCTGGAACCTATCGCCCAGCCTTTCCTCGCGCTGCTTGTCCCGGTCGTGACAGGCCTTGCACAATGTTTGGAAAGGCCCATTCCAGAACAGGGCCTCATCACCTCGGTGCGGCTCGACGTGATCGCAGACCAGCTGCGATGTCTCGGTCTCGACCCGTCCACATCCAGACTTCTGGCAGGTGAACAGATCCCGCACCAGGATCGACCATCTCAGCTTCTGCCAACGCGCCGTCTTGTACCAGGCACGCGAGGGTTCCTGGTCACGTACCCGGTCATAACGGCGGCGCTTATGCTGTCGGCTTGGCTGGGATGGTGAGCGGAACGTCTTGGGTGCAACAGGCACGCGCGTTACATCTCAACCCCATAAAAACAAAACCCCTCGCGGTTGCCCGGAGGGGTTAGTCTGTGGCGCAGTTCCCTGCATTCTTGGGGGTAATGTCAAGTTTTTTGCGAGAATTGTCAAGCAGCGTTTTCTAGCTGCTCTCGATAGCCCTTCCAAGGTTGGGAGACCCGCCATTTGGTCAGCGCTTCCCCTTCTCCGAAATGCTGATAGAGCGAAAGCAGTACATCGCAGAAGCTCTCGAACCGAGCATCGACCCTGCCCTGCTCCTCGGCGATCTGCTCGACCGAATACCCCACGAACTCAACAAGGCACGCATAGCCCTGATGGGTCCTCGGATGCCGCAGCATCTTCGGCTTCAGCCCCGCACTGGTCTGCCGCATGATCGGCCGGCATTGCAGCGGCGGCAGATCCACCACCCGGCTCGGCATCTCGCCTTGCTCGGCCGCGTTCACGATCAGCCAGAACTCCGCCCTCGGCAGGCCCTTTACCCACGCATGCACCGAAAGCGCATCCTCATGCACCGGAAGCCATCCATTGATCGTGGCCGAGCGGTGATCCCCTTGTGAATTCAGCTTGGCGGCAGACCAGACCGACGATGTCGAATACCCGAGCATCGCCCCATCATCACCACCCACGCCAGCCCGCACGCATTCGGCCTTATAGGCCCACACCAACAGAGACCAAGCATCGGTTTCACGCCGAAGATCCGGCCTCAATATAGGTCTGCGAGCTTCGCGAGCATCTAACGAGCTTCTAAATTCAAAGCTCGGAGCACATTTTACTTTATTTATCATTCACTTATCCTTTAGTTGCGAGCTTAGCGAGGATAAAGAGAGACATATACATAAGAAAGATTAGGACCCCTGAGCCCCGAAGCTTGTATACGCGAGCGACGAAAAAGCTCGCAAAGCTCGCAGAGATCCCCTAACCCACTGGCAGACCGTCTATATTTCTCAGCGAGCATGCTCGCAGCAACCTCGCGGAAGCTCGCGAACCTCGCGTGTTCAGGTCACCCATCTCGGTTGTGCCAATCATCACCAGGGCTGCGGGACGGCCGCGGCACGTCATGAAGCTCGACATCGAGATATCGGCGGATGCGCTCGTCTGTCTTCTTCAGGCCCTTCTGTGGCAACAGGCGTCCAAATCGGTGCTCCGAGATGGGCTTGCCGCCATTGGCCTCGGTGTATTGGCAGAAGGCCTCATACATCTCCCGAGCCGTGACACTCCCGCCGGGCAGGTGTCGCACGCACGCCGCCATGAAAGGGCCCACGGGATCATTCTCGTCCCGATATTCGCGGGTCGCTTCCCGCACCAGCTCAGGCGGCTTCAACCCTTCCTCGAAATAGAAGCGGATCCCTTCGAGCAGCCAGTTCAGGATGCCGGATCCCTCGGCCAAATACTCGGCGACGACGTCGTCCATGTCGCGCTTTTCGTCTTCCGAGATCGTCACCGTCCAGGGGAGCAACTTCATGCGGCGCCAGGTGCCGTGATCGACACCGGAAACGGGCGGCTTGTCGTTACCAGCCACCACCAGCTTGTGCGTCGGTCGGAACTCAAAGAAGGCCTGATACAGACCGCGCGCCTGCATCATCTCCCCGCCGGTGAGGCGCTTCATCACGGCCTCATCCCATCGCTGGTCTTTCGGCGGCTCGGAGGCATGGGCCATGCGCATGCGCGGCAGCAGGGCGATATCGGGGGACGCCTGATTGCCACCCCGCGTCTGCTCGTTCACCAGCGAGGCGAAGGGGATGGCCGTGGCATACGAGCCCATCAGGGTGGCGATCACCCGGATGAAGGTCGATTTCCAGTTCGATCCGCCGCCATAATTGAACCACAGCGACTGCTCGCCGGTCAGACCCATCAGGCAATAACCGTGGAGCTTCTGCAGATAGCGTCGCATCTCCGGGTTCGGCTGGAAGCGCTCGAGCGCGGCGAGCCACTGCGGGCACTTCGCCGCCGGATCATACCGCACCTCCATCCGCTTCGACATCAACCGCTTCGGGTCATGCGTGGGGGTGAAGACGATCTCGGCTGTGAATCGGGTCACATCCGGATCCGGGCATTCCAGATCGGCGATGCGCCGCACGTCGATCACGCCATTGATCAGATTGATGGCTTGGGGATCCGCATCAAGCTGGTCCTGGGCCACCGTGCAATGCGCCAGGGCGCGGCCGATCATGCCTGAGAGGCGGCTTGAATTCCCGCAAGAAATGGAGAACTTCCGCCTATCTGATTTCCGCTTTGCCAGCCGGTCACGCGCTTCGGTGCCGGCGGCCATGGCGGCCTCTTGATCCTTGCTCAGGCCATCCTTGGGCAGCTTCAGGAGCTGATCGAGGTCGGAAATCAACTTCCGGTCCCGATCCGACACCTGCAGGAAACCACCCTCGAGCGCGATCAGCTTAGCGGCTTTCTGCGCCAGGCGCTCCACGGCCTCGGATCCGCCCTTCAGCTCGAAATGACTATCCGACCATGCCGCCCAGCCGAGATCTCGCACATGGATGATCTGATCGCCAAAATGGATCAGCAGACGCTGCCCATTGTCCGTGTCGTTCTGCTCAAGCTGCGCACAGGCCTTGATCGCTTCCCAATCAGTACCATCGCCGAGAATGGCGACCCCATCTTCGGGCGGTTCATCGCCGCCGCCGTCATCATCTGGGGCTGCGGGGCCGTGCGGATGCTCAGGAAAGGGCGCCTCAGGACGTCGGTCATGAGCGCCGTATCGCCGGGCCCGCTCCTCAGCCTTGCGCCGGATGTCGGAAAGATCGCGGGGCTGCGCTGCGCCGGCGTCGATCGAGCGCGCGATCGTTCCCGTGGGCCCCAGAGCCTTGTCATTGGAGGGGATACCCCAAGACAAGGCGGCATCTGTCAAGGCGGCGATCGCCATCGAGCGGCTCAGCGCCCCCGCCCCAACCAGCTGGCCGATCTTGAAGCTCGATTCGGCCGCATGCTGATTACGGCTCCCGGCAGCGGCGGCCGCCAGAGCGCGCGCCTCGGCGTCCAAGGCGGACAGCGCGTATTTCCGAACAGCGTCGTCGGCCTCGAACCCCATAGCCTGGGCTGCGGGCGCCTGTCCACGGGCGAACTCGCCACGCCGCAAGATCACATCGAGCAGCCGCGCCGGCGCCTTGCACACCGGATCACCTTCCGGCGCCTGCTCCCAGGAATAAGCGGCACCATCGACCATGATGGAAGGCGGCACGATCACATAGCCGCCCTCCCCGCGGATATCGACATGCTCGGCGATCGTCACGTCGATATCGTCGATCTTGGCGAACAGGCCCGCCCGATTCCCCAAGCGCTCGCTTTCAGGCATGTCGGGATAGGCAAACCATAGATGCAGCCCGCCCGATTGCGTGCGCACCACGGGGCATGGCGGCAGGACCCCGCCGCAGAACCCCGCGAGAGACTCGAGCATGTCATCAGCTGAAAACTTGCGCGGGTCGAGATCCACCACGAACACCCCGGCGCGCACCCCCGTGGGCATACCGATCAGCGCCTTCGGAAACCGCTCCCACCAGGCGCGGACCTGGGCCTCATCCGTGGTGGCCAGATAAAGCCCGCCATCCTTCTTACCGGGAGATGATTTTGGCGTCAGCGGCTGCTTGCTCTCTCCCTTGGTCTGGGAGGGGGAGCAGGGGAACACCGGCCAGCCCCGCCGCGCATAGTCCAGCGCGGCAGCGAGCAATTGGCCGGCGCCTGTGTCTTGACCGTCTCGCGTCATAGCCCCTCAAATCTTCTCTGGTCTCTTCCCCGCACCGGAGCAGCCCGTTGATCGACCCGCCTCGGCTCCTCCGGCGCCGCAGCACGCCGCGCCTGAAGCTCCTGATAATGCGGCCAGCACCACCACCTCCCCCGGATCGAGCGCCTGCCCGACCATCCCTCGCCCCGGCTGGCATAGGCGCCACATCCCGGGACATCGCACCAGAATGGCGGATCGCTTAGGTCCGAGCTCAACAGGGATCCGGATAGTCATCCGCACGCTCCAGCCGCTTTCGGCAGGGCGGGATCCAGACCAGCCGTGTCCCCTTCTCGCCCATCATCCAAACCAGCGCCAGCAATAGGACGTTGCCGTTGATCCGGTCGCCGTCAGCCGCCCCTTGACCATGGGAACGCGCTCTGAGAACTGCGCAACGATCGACGGAGGGTTGCGTTTGAAGAGGCTTTCATAGCGGCCGACACCCTCGAGGAAGGAGGTGCGGACGATCATCGCCACGCCCTCGACGCCCTTGATCTGCCATGCCCGCGCGATGAACTGCTCTGCCAGACGGAAGGGCGGGTTGGTGATGATCCAGTCGACGCCCATCACCTCGATGTGCCGGGGCTCAGAGTATGGGAAAAGGAAATCTTTGACTCGATGCTGCCCAGGCCATTCAAGGCTGTAATCGTGAACATCACTGGCATGGACGCTGCGAAAATATTCCGCCAAGGGCTTTGCCATGTGCCCGCGATTGCAGGCCGGCTCCCAGCAGGTCAGATTCTCCCGCATGTGATCTGACGGAGCAAAGACCCCGAGATTTGGCCAGATCACATGCTCAATGAGCGCCCGCGTTGCCCATGGCGGCGTCGGAAAGTCGTCTAGGGAATCGTCCGGCTCGCGCCTCTGCTGCATGACGGCGGATGACGTGTTCTGCATCACCAAGCCCCCCGCGTCGTCGGCTCGGGGATCTTCATCGGCCGCGCCTCGGATGTGAGCAGAACCTGCACCATGTCCAGGTCCACACTCAGCGCCGATGCGATCCCGCCATATCCGACGCCCGCCTCGCGCATAAGTGCCGCGCCAAGGCGCCTGAGCCCCTCATCGAACCCCGAAGGATCCACTACGACACCACGTCCGAAGGCGATGAAATTTGCCGCTGTTCCTGCAGGAACCTGGGGAGGCTTTGCATTCCTGCAGAGAGGCTTCGGGGCTGCAGCCGGCGCTTCCGCCGGCATCGCCCGCTCGCGGTGCTCCTCGCTCAATAGTGTTCGGGCGGCGGGCTGTGCCCCTATGGTCGAACCATCCCTCTTGGTGCTGGGGGCCTCGCGCGCCGTACCAGACTGCCCCTGGGTATTCTTCTTCGCCGCCGGCATCTTGTGGGCATCCGCCTCGGCCGCCCCTTTGCGGGTCTTGGACAAGCGTTTGCCCCAGAGATAATCGACCCGCTGAACCTCGACGTTCGCAGCCAGGCAAATCGCCTCGATCGTCCCCACCTTGGTGAAATGATACTTCGCGATGTCGTCGGCCTTGAACCCCTTCCGAGCCATGATCAACACCGCATCGACGCGCTCCCGGGTCCACTCCATCATGCCGCCCTCTTGCGGATTTTCGGCTCAACCGGCCGATAGGCGATCTGCGCATGATGCCGGCAATAGGGCAGCCCCTCGGCGCGGCTCCCGCCGCAGAACAGATGCGAGCCCTGAGCGTCCTGGCCTACGGCGAACTTGCATCCGCGCGGTGCCAGCTCCAGGAACGGCACCCCGCCCGCCGGGCCCGGCACCACCGGCGCCAGATCAACCTTCGGCACCACCAGGACCGCCGGCGATGGCTTTGGAACCGCGCGCGGCGCCGCCTTCCGCTCGACCTTTGGCCTCGACGCCTTCTCTGCTTTGGGAGGCAGCTTGACGTGCAGAACGCGCTTCCTGCCAAAACCTAAGGTGACACCCATGCGAAAGGCGCGGCCGATCACCTGGTTGCGGGTCAGGCCCATGATCTCGGCAATCTTCGCCCCCGTCAGGCCTTCCCGCGCCAGCTCCGCAACCCTTGCATCCAAAGCGTGGCCCTCGGCCCGCCGCCGCTCCTCAGGACGCATCAGGCCCAGATCGGCCATTCGTTCAGTGATCCTGCGCTCATCGGTCCTGAACCGCCGTGCAATGTCGCGAACACGTTCGCCGAGGGCGAGAAGCCTCTCCAGCTCAGCGGCATCGATCGGTGACGCCGCCCTCATGACAGCGCCTCCGCCATGGCCTTGATGGTGGCGATCACCTGGTGCCGCCCCAGGGGCACGCGCACGCTGCGCCGCCCGGAGGCGATCACCAGCACCAGTAGGGCCCCGTGCTCCCGGGGCGATGCCTCCGCACTGTCGAAATAGGAGAGCGTCCCGCCCTCTGGCGCGGTCGCGTTTAGCAGCCGTCTCGGCGTCTTCTGCAGCATGTCAGATCCCCCTGTCATCGGTGCCGCGTGACCGCAGCAGATAGGAAGTCAGCGCCAAGGCCCGCCAGGCGACATGCGCCATATGCGGCAACCCGCTCTGCGGATCGCGATCCTCACCCCGCCAGAACGCCCAGGCGTGCCGCATCAGCGCGCCGAAATGCGAGCCCCAAAACCCGCCCTTCTCCCAATGGCGGTCGCCATGGACGTCGATCCCGAAGGTGCCGGCGAGCGCCACCTGCTCCAGCGCATCGGCTGGCAACAGGTCGAACCGGGCCTTGACAGGCAGGCACCCCTCGGCGGGCTCACGCTGCGGTTCGAACCACGGCACGCACGGCCCAAAACCTTTGCGCTCCATCTCGGCATCGGTGAGTTCACGATTCGGCTGTCCCATCACGGCTCCCCCTCTGCGACCGCGAGCGCCAAGCCGCGCAGCGCGGCCATGTCCCGAATGGCGTGATCGATGGTCTTCACGAGATGCCGCGCCTCGCGCCGGGTGACGACCCCTGCCCCGTCGCTCGTCGGCGCCAGAGCCCGGGCAACCTCGCCCATGGCCTCCGCGAAGGCCGAAGCCGACTCGGCCGTCAACGCGCCCCAATGCGGCGAGACCTCGGTGCCCACGAGCGGAACGAACACCCCGCCCGCAAGCAGCGCCAGATGCTCGGCCGGCGCGCTCGCCTGGAACCGATCGACGATCTGGGACACCAGCCTGAAGGAAACGTCGCTATCCTCCTCGGGAACCGTCCAGCGCTGAACCGTGGAGGTGGAATTACCCATGAAGGCGGCGACGGGCTTCAAGCCGCCGCATTGGTCGACCATCCGGGCCAGCGCCTCGTAGGGCGAGCCCACCTCGCGGGGACGGGTGAGGGTCATTTCTCCACCCACTCATACTCGGTTGAGAGATCGAGAGGACCCCATCTCCGCTCGATATATTCGCGCCAGAAGGGAATGGGCCGGCAGCTGATCAGAACGCTGCCATCGCTCAGGAAGTACGTTTTAACGGTGAGCCAATCGCGGCTCATGAAGCCCTGCGTGGCCAGATCGAGCAGCGCGATCTGCGGCAGCGCCATGACGGCCGCAAGGAAGGCCTCGACCATGGAGACATCCGTCTTGACGACTAAGGACCCGCCTTCGGTCATGGGAAAACCTCCGCACCGTTCCCGGTGACAGCCTGTTGCTCGTCTGATTTGGTGGCGTCGTTGTGCAGTGCAGGGGTTGCCCTTCCAGCACCAGCCTCTCGTCCCCCGGCGCGGGCTGACCGCATGAACTCCCTCAGCTTCTCAGCTGTGGCGAGGGTAACCGTCCCGCCTGCCCGCAGACGGGCGATGAGCTTTCCATCATTCGCCGCGAGCCTTGCCACCGTGGAGGCGGACAGCTGGCGCTCGTCTGCGAACACTTCAATTTCGCGAAGTAGCTGATCGGTGCTGGTCATGGCGGTCAAGGTAAGTGGGATAAATCCCACATGTCAAGGGGATAGTTCCCACGTGCAGTTAGGCGAACAATGGGCAATATCCCACGCATGAGCGAAGAATGGCGAAATCGACTGCTTGCGGCTGTGAAGAGAGACGGCCGTCCGTGGAAGCGTCTATCCAGAGACGCGGGCCAAAACGAAACTTACGTCAGGGATCTGCTCGACCCCCAACCCGCCCGGGTCGCGGCCACACCGAGGATCGACACGTTAGGCAGACTTTGCCAGACCCTGAACATCTCACTGGCTGAAATACTGGATCCCGATTATCGACCTGGAATAGCGGTGCCTGTTGTCGGCTATGTTTCAGGTGGTGAGAGCTGGCACCCCTTCGACGATCACGCAAAAGGCGGCGGCCTCGACTTCATTTCTTTCGACATGAGTGATGCGGATGCGATCGCGATACGCGTGCGGGGAACTTCCATGGCTCCCGTTTATCGTGATGGAGACGACCTGATTTGCTCACGCGTCATGGGCACTGACATAAGGCGCGCATTGAACCGAGACTGTGCAATTATGACCGCTGACGGAGCCGCTTTCGTGAAGATCTTGCTGGCCGGGAGCCAACCAAACATGTTCAGATTAAGATCATACAACCACGCATATGATGACATCGAAGATGTGGAACTCGCATGGGCTGCACCGATTTCGTGGATTCATAGACGAGGCTAGTCCAAGGCCACGAATACACCCTTGTCTAACTTGCCGAAGTCGCCATCGTTCGGACTTTCGATCTCCCAATAGCTATATTCATTTGCCGCCTTCATCCATTTGAATGTTATTCGTTTGAAGCGCAATATCTGAAGAAACTCTCTCAGAGGCTCATAGACTGCTAATTTTGCTTTGTTGGCGGCAAACTGCCAACCCGTGAATGCAACCGTCCTATACCCATCCCCGACGGTCCTGACCTCAATGTCCAACTCCCAAAATTTCTGCCTGAAGATTGGTCCAACCGCGTCCCTCAACTTGGGGAAAGCTTCTCTCTGACGCTTGATCGCCTTCTGCCGAAAAAGCTGCCTCTTGGCACTTTCTGCCGAAGAAAGGTCGTACTGCGCCCCATCTTCGTAAATATTCGCATAGATCAAAAATAGACTTGTTCCTATGAGCAGACTATCGCGATCTTTCAAAAATTCTTTGATGTTTAATGGCTTTTCGAACGACGCCAGTTCCCTCTCCAGTCGCTTCATATATTCAGTTTTACCGTCAATTGGAGCAGTATCTGTAGCAGTCGCGGCTTTGCTTGAGATGACGGTAGCGGCGTTCACGCCATCTGTTGTCGCAGTTGACGGTTGAGCCGTTTTTGGTGCGCTGCCGTCTTCCGGCTTCTTCCCGACATTGACCAGCACCGCAATCGTGCCGATGCAGACTACGAGCGCTATCCCTAGCCGTCTGCCCATTTCGCCCTCCCAAGCCTTCAGATTCCACATTAGGACAGGGCTAAAAATTAGACACGTGGGTTTAATCCCACTTTGGCATTGACAAGGTGGGAAACATCCCACTAAGTTCACCGCAGTCACTGCGGAGGCCTCCATGTTCATCATCTCAAGCCTGTCCGCTTTCGCCGGGATCTTCACCTCCGGGCGACGCCGCCTTGAACAGGCCGCGCGTCTGATCCGCGAGGCCAAGCCAGGCGAAGAAATCGTCCTGCCGGAAGGCGTGTATTTCGAACTATTGCCAGATGACGATGCGCACGATGCCAATGATGGCGAGCGCAATCCCGACAGCAACAAGAGCGATACCCGAAGGTTTCGGCCTGCGCGGGCGACCTGTTTGCTGAGCCTGCACCCGATCAAAGCGATCAAAATGTAAGATTGTTTGGAACGGATGATTGATGAACTCGCCAGCACCAAGCAGAACAAATCCAACACCGATCAAGAAGGCGTTGTCATTGCTTGTTGCGACCGCCGGCACAGCGATGAGCCCCCCGATGGCCAGCAGCGCCACATACCACTCGCTGTATTTGGTCAAGCCGTCTCTGCTCACCGCCCCGCCCGACACGTTTTTGCAAGAATAGGTTGAAGGAGCAAGACGCGCAATGAACATCATCCCCGGCCTATCCGCCGTCGAGTCTCTCAAGAACTTCGACGGCCTCACCACATCAGATGATTGGCGCAGGGCCGAGGCCTATGACCGCGCCCATCCCCGGCCCAGCCAGCGCGCCGCCGTGCGCATCGGCCGGGTCACCATGTCGAAACACGTCGCCGTCGACCTGCTCGCCCACGCCATCGCCGATGCCATCATCCGCCGCGGCGCCGTCACCGAGCGCGACCTGGAGCAGATCGGCATGTCGGTCGCTGCGGCCAAGCCTCACATGGACGAGGCCTTCACCCGCGCGAAACAGATCGAGCCCTGCCTGCCCGGGCTGCTGAGGGACGCATTATGATCCGCCCCCTCGCCAAGTTTCACACCCGCAGCGTCACCGTGGCCGCCGACATCGACTGGCAGACCTTCGGCCTCGGCATCCTGTTCGACCAGGGCGCATGCACGCGCATCATCAGCCTGCAGCTCGGCCCGATCGAGCTGTGGGCCTGCATCGACCGACCCGTGGAGGCGCTCAATGATCACTAACAGCGGCAGCCTATGCACCGCGCCTGTGGGCGCGCGCATCCTCAGCCTGGCCGAGGCCCGCGCCCGCCGCGGTCTTAGCCCCGTGGAGCCGGCTTCACGCCTGGACGGGCAGTCGGACCATCTCTGGCGCGTCGGCGATGAATGCCTGGTGCCGGATCTCAATGGCAGCGGCCGCTACGTGCCCGCCATCATCACCGGCATCGATCGCGAGATCTATGGCGGCAATGTCCGCGTCTGCCCCCTGGGCGGCTATGGCGCCGCCCATATCTGCCACCCCCTCTCTGCCCTCCGCCTGCGCGGCGAGGTGAGGAGCCACGGCCGCCCCGGCGGAGACGCGGCGTGACGGAGACCGTCAGCGATTTCTCCCCGGGCCAGCCCATCGGGCCCTTCCTCGCCGATGGCGCGCTCATCCTCAAGGAAGACTCCGATGTCTGACGAATGCACCTGCGACAAATGCCGCGACCGCCGGCAACCCGTGCCGGGCCTGCATGAGCATGCCGCCAGACCTCAATGCAGCACGCCGACGACCCAAAGGCAGATGAATGAGGCTTTCTACGTGGACGTTTGTCGCGCGGAACGCCGCTTGAAGGAGTTCATCACAGCCAGCCTGGAGCTGCTCGATAGCTTGCCTGACCATTGGCATCGTAACGAGGAGAATCACCTTCGGTTTTTATGCGAAGAGACGTCTGCCGTTCTGTCTCCTCATATGCATCCGCCGAAATTCGTGGAGATCGCGACCAAGGGCTATGGCGGCGCATTTCCTCAACGTGATGCCGCTCTGGTGCGGATCAATGATCTTGAGCAAGCGCTTCTCAGCATTCGCGCCATAGCCCATGCCCACAACAGGGGCAGGAAGCTGTCAGAAAAGCCGCGCGTTGAGATTCGGGCCATCTGTGATGGGGCATTGGCGGTCCCGCAGCCAGCCCCAGAGGGCGGCGAATGATCGACCCCACCGCCATCGTCATGCCGACCGAGTCGGGGATCTTCGTCGATCTCGCCCATCCCCAGCCAAGCCAGATCCGACTGCGCGATATCGCCAGACACCTGGCCAAGATCAACCGCTATTGCGGCGCCACGCAGGTGCCGCTGTCGGTGGCCCAGCATTCGGTCCTGGTCGCAGAAGAGGTCGAGCGCCAGCTGGGCCCGCTCGCTGGGCTTCAGGGCTTGATGCATGACGCGCATGAGGCCTATCTCGGCGACCTGACCGCCCCGGCTATTCAACTGTTGCACCGCGTCGTCGGAACCGATGTCTGGCACGTCCTGACCGAAACGCTCGACGCCGCCATTTATCAGGCGCTCGACCTGCCGGAGCAGACCGAAGAGGCGCAACTGGCCATCAGGCTCGCCGATGGTTCAGCCGCTGCCACCGAATGGCGCGACTGCATGGCCGATATCGAGCCGCCCCCGGGCAGATTCCCCCGCCCGTTCAGGGCCGTCGTGAAGCCCGTCCCCTGGGTCAATGCCGAAAGCCTTTTCCTGAGCACCTATCGCCGGCTCTGCTTCGCCGCCGGCATCCCTGAGAGGAGCTGACATATGAGCCGGTCTTTTTGTGACGTGCTCGGCGAGATCGACGCCGGGCGTTTGGTCGAGGAGCTGACGGAAAAGCTCACTGACGTGGTCGAGGCCGTGCAGGCGCTGCAACGGCTCGTCTCAGGAGCACCCATTCACCTGCGCGTGCTCGGCACGGTTCATCCACCAGTGATGATCGACGTAGGGGAAGTTCCAAAGGAGACAATCTGATGGCAGGCTCGCTCAACAAGGTTCAGCTCATCGGCCATCTCGGCAAGGATCCGGAGATCCGCCACACCCGCGAAGGCCGAGGCGTCGCCTCCTTCAGCCTCGCCACGTCCGAGAGCTGGCGCGACAAGACTACCGGCGAGCGCAAGGATCGCACCGAGTGGCACAACATCGTCGTCTTCACCGAGGGCCTGGTGAAAGTCGCAGAGCAGTATCTGAAGAAAGGCGGCCTGGTCTATGTCGAGGGCCAGCTGACGACCCGCAAATGGCAGGACCAGAGCGGCAACGACCGCTGGACGACGGAGGTGGTCCTGCAGGGCTTCAACGCCACCCTGACCATGCTCGGCGGCAAGCGCGACGATGGCGGCCGGTACGATGCCGAGCAGCGCGGCCTGGATCCCGATCGCGCCGCCGGCCGCAGCACCGCGGCGCGGCAAAGCTCTATCCATGAAGATCTTGACGATGAGGCGCCGTTCTGATGCGCCACTGGTCACCAGCCGAATGCTTCATCGTCGCGCTCTGCATCACCATCGGCCTGCTCCTGGCGGTGATCGGCGACTTCGCCGAACAGGCCCGTCTCATCCGCACATGGTCGAGCCACGCCAAGACAATCGACGGCCGACTGCCTGCCATGTGCGTGATGCCGCCAAAGGAGAGGGCTTGATGACCGCGCCGATGCTGATGACGCCGAAGGAAGCGGCCGGGCGCCTGGCCATCTCGGAAGACCTGTTGCGCGAGCACGTGCACCGGGGTGACATTAAATCTGTCATCATCGGCCACGGACAGCGCCGGCCGAGGAGGCGGTTCACCGAGCAGGATCTCCAGGACTTCATAGAGGCGCGCAGGGGAGTCGATATATGGGCGTCTACAAAGACAAAAGAACGGGCAAGTTCTATTACGACTTCCAATTCAAAGGTCATCGGTTTCATGGCCCGTGCGGCACTGGAGACCGAAAGAAAGCTGAAGGAAAGCTCAAAGAGCGTCGCGAGCTCGCGAAGGCAGAAGCGCGGGAATCGACCCGCGTCAAGGACGCCCCAATGACGCTCGACGTCGCGGCCGATAAGTATTGGCTTCAGTTCGGGCAGTTCCACAAAAACAGTAACGATACCTTCCGGGACATCACACGGGTCGTCGCGGGAATCGGGCCGAAGAAGCTGCTCAGAGACATCACCGATGACGACGTGGCCAACCTGGTCGCCAGGCGCCGCGGAGAGATGCGCGGCGAAGGCGACAAGGCGCGGCCCCTGAGCAATGCCACGGTCAACCGGACCATTGTGGAGCCGCTTCGCCAAATCTTTCGGAAGGCCATTCGCACCTGGAAGGTCTCAATACCGTTCGAGCCGGACTGGCAGGACCACACATTGAGGGAGCCGAAGGAGCGCGTCCGGGAGCTGTCTGACGATGAAGAGGATATCATCGAGGCGGCATTGCGCGAGGACTACAGGCCAATCTGGCGCTTCTCTCTCATCACCGGCTTGCGCATGATGGAGGCTGTGACGCTGACATGGGCTCAGGTCGACTGGTCAGGCGGAACGCTTTCGATCACCGGCAAGGGCGGCAAGGAAGCGGTGATTCCCATGGACTCGGATGCCAGGGCGATCCTGTCCCTGTTACGTGGCCATCATCCGACACGGGTCTTCACCTATTCGGTGCAGCGCTTCCGTGATGGCCGAAAGCGAGATGAGCGTCTGCCGATCACCAAGAACGGCCTTAAGACCGCATGGCGACGGGCTCGCGACAAGGCCGTGAAAGAGCAACCGTCTCTAGCCACCTTTCGGTGGCACGACAACCGGCACACGGCAGCGACCCGGATGCTTCGTCATGGAGGGGGGAACATCAAGACCGTGCAGTCTCTGTTGCGCCATAGCGATGTGTCCACGACGGCCAAATATGCGCACGCTCAACTCGACGATGTGCGGACCGCCATGGAGGCAGTCGCGAAGTCCCGGAAAGAGTCCCGGAATTCACCCATCAGGAGGAAAAAGAGTGTTTAA